AAAGGACGGTATGAGTTTCCAGAATTAAAAAGACTTGCATTAGAGCAATATCGCTACTGGAATCCTGAAACAGTGATCATTGAGGCGAAAGCATCTGGATTACCTCTGACCTATGAGCTACGGAAAATGGATATACCAGTAATGAACTTTACACCAAGTCGTGGAAACGATAAGCATGCCCGTGTAAATGCGGTTGCACCTTTGTTCGAATCTGGTATGATATGGGCTCCTGAAAAAAAGTTTGCAGAAGAAGTCATTGAGGAATGTGCAGCCTTTCCGTTCGGGGATCATGATGACTTGGTTGACTCCACTACACAAGCGATCATGAGATTTAGACAAGGTGGACTAATTGAACATCCAGAAGACTATGTGGATGAAGTCGTTGAGAAGAAGAAAAGGAATTATTATTAATGTCAGAACTTACAGACAAGTATTCAAAAAATTATAGTCCAGAACGTAAAAAAGAATTTGAAAAACGTGTACGTGAAATAGGTGCTGATATGTCAGAGATATCTGCTATACAATATGTTCTAGCAGAAATGAGAGAAGAGGCTAAAAAAAACGGTGGCATGATTGATAAGCCACTTGGTTCAGGCGGAGTGAAATCTGGCCCACCACCAAAATCAGGACCTGACTCACAAGGGTTGAAAGTTCCATTAAAACAAGTTAAACAGTAAGACTGGAGAAATTTTAAATGGCAGATATAGACAAGTCCCTTCCTAATGAACTTAGAACAGAAGTAGAGATACCAGCTGAAGAAGAAGTTGTAGAAGAGGAAGTAGTAGAACAAGGTCCCGTAGAAGTTATACCTGAAGAGGATGGTGGAGTTACATTAGACTTTGAACCAGGAGCAATCAATGTTCCAGGAACCGAGAATCATTTTGATAACTTAGCTGACATTTTACCTGAAGATATTTTAGAACCAATCGGAAACGAAATGGTTGACAACTACATGGAATATAAATCATCTAGAAAAGATTGGGAACAATCTTACATTCAAGGTCTAGATCTTTTAGGATTTAAATACGAAAATAGAACTGAACCTTTTCAAGGAGCAAGTGGTGCAACACACCCTGTACTTGCTGAAGCAGTCACACAATTTCAAGCACAAGCTTATAAAGAATTATTACCTGCAGAAGGACCTGTAAGAACAGATATTATTGGAGCGGATTCTCCACCTGTTCAACAACAGTCTCAACGGGTTAAAGATTATATGAATTATCTTTTAATGGATCAAATGCAAGAATACGAACCTGAGTTCGATCAAATGTTATTTCATTTACCATTAGCTGGTTCGACGTTTAAAAAGATATATTACGACCAGTTGTTAGGGAGAGCAGTGAGTAAATTTATTCCTGCTGAGGATTTGATTGTTCCGTACACGGCTACCTCATTAGACGAAGCGGAATCAATCATCCACTCTTTAAAAATTTCTGAAAACGATTTAAGAAAATCACAAGTCAGTGGTTTTTATTCTGATGTAGAACTTGGTCCACCAGGTGTCGACAACAATGATGAATTAACTAAGAAGGAAAGAGAAATTTCTGGAACTAAAAAAACAGGTAAGCAAGAAGATGTTTACAATGTTTTAGAATGCCATGTTAATTTAGACTTAGAAGGTTTTGAAGATATGGGTGCAGATGGTGAGCCGACAGGAATTAAACTTCCATACATTGTAACCGTTGAAGAAGCATCAAGAAAAATTTTATCTATCAAAAGAAATTATGCACCAGAAGATCCAAAGAAAAAGAAAATACAATACTTTGTACATTTTAAATTTTTACCAGGTTTAGGTTTTTATGGTTTCGGTCTAATCCACATGATAGGTGGACTGTCTCGTACGGCGACCGCGGCTCTAAGGCAGCTATTAGATGCGGGAACGTTATCTAACCTGCCAGCTGGATTCAAGCAACGTGGTGTTAGAGTAAGAGATGAAGCAGCTCCTATTCAACCAGGCGAATTCAAAGATGTAGATGCACCAGGTGGATCTCTAAGAGATGCATTCTTTCCACTACCATACAAGGAACCTTCTCAGACATTATTATCATTAATGGGAATTGTTGTTGGGGCTGGACAAAGATTTGCAGCCATTGCTGATATGCAAGTCGGAGATGGAAATCAAGGCGCAGCCGTTGGTACAACTATTGCATTATTAGAACGTGGATCACGTGTCATGAGTGCAATTCATAAACGATTGTACGCTGCAATGAAAAAAGAATTTAAATTATTAGGAACTATTATTTCACAATACTTACCACCTGAATATCCATATGACGTGGTTGGAGGGGCTAGAACAATTAAGCAAGTAGACTTTGATGATAGAATAGACATTATCCCTGTTGCAGATCCAAATATATTTTCTCAGTCACAAAGAATTACAATGGCACAAACAGAATTACAACTTGCTCAGTCGAATCCACAGATTCATAATTTGTACGCGGCATACAGAAAAATGTATGAAGCAATTGGAGTTAAAGATGTTAATCAAATATTACCTCCTCCTGCTCCAGTTCAACCTATTGATCCAAGTATCGAGCATATTAATGCGTTAAACGGAAAACCTTTTCAAGCTTTCCCTGGTCAAGATCATAGAGCACACATCACAGCGCATTTAAACTTTATGTCAACGAACATGGTTAGAAATAATCCTGTTGTTATGGCTGCAATTCAAAAAAACATTTTAGAACACATATCAATCATGGCTCAAGAACAAGTACAAATCGAGTTTAGAGAGCAAATGATGCAGATGCAAGTGCTACAACAACAAGCACCAACCAATCCACAGTCAGCACAAATGCTACAACAGATGACACAAACGATTGAAGCTAGAAAAGCGGTGTTGATTGCAGAAATGACAGAAGATTTTATGAAGGAAGAGAACAAAATCACATCACAATTTGATTCAGACCCACTACTAAAATTAAAATCTAGAGAAGTTGACCTACGAGCCATGGAAAATGAACGTAAAAAACAAAATGATGAAGCACAACAAGAGCTTGCAAGAGCAAGGTTGCTACAATCTAAAGATAATTTTGAAGATAAGCTTGAACAAAACGAAGATTTAGCTAAATTAAGAGCTGGAGTTAGCCTTGCTAAGTCTGGTGTACAACAAATGTCTGTTATTGACGAAAATTAATGGTATATTAGTTTAACAAAAGGTAAAAAATTATGATGAACTATAAAAAAGCAAAACAGATGGCAGTTCCAAGTCAAAATGTAGAGATAGATCCTAGATCTAAGACTACTGCTGACGGTGCTTTCAACTATATTCCTACAGGAGACAAGGAAAAAGTTAGAGGTACTAAAAGAATGCTAGCTGAAAAGAAAAAAACTGCTACTTGGTACTAAATTATGTGGTTATCGGCAATTAAACTAGCCGTTTCTGCTGGAAGTAAAATTTATGCTAACAAGCAGAAGACGAAAATGGCAATGAGTGAAGCACAACTCATGCACGCTACAAAAATGGCCGAAGGTCAGGAGGCTTACCAAGGAAAACTTCTTGAGGCTAGACAATCGGACTGGAAGGACGAGGCGGTTTTGATAATTTTAAGTTTGCCCGTGTTGGTGCTCGCGTGGGCAGTGATATCGGATGACCCAACAGCGATGGACAAGGTGAAATTGTTCTTCGATATGTTCTCGCAGCTCCCGTCATGGTTCACAAATCTTTGGATCCTTGTCGTTGCGAGTATTTATGGTATAAAGGGTACACAAATTTTTAGAAACGGAGCGAATAAAAATGGCAAATAGAATTTACAACAAACAAGTTACACCTAAAGGATATATGAAAGGTGGCAGAGTTAAAAAAGCTATGGGTGGTTCATTAAAACCTGTCCCTGCTGATAACAAAGGTTTAAAAAAACTACCAACTAAAGTTAGAAACAAAATGGGTTTTATGAAAAATGGCGGTAAAGTTAAAACTTTTAAAAAAGCTGGTTTTAAAGATACGTTGTTACAATTTAAAGATTTAATGACAGGTAGTAAAGATTCTAAAATATCAAAACAAAAAGAAGATTTAAAAAAACAAATTTTAAAAAATAAAAAAAAAGAGAAAACTAATGGCAAATAATTTATACAACAAACAAGTTACTCCTAAAGGATACAAAAGAGGTGGCGGTGTAAAGAAACCTGGTAAGGTAAAATCTTTTTTTGGAAAGATTAGAAAAAAACTTGTACCAACTTTTGGTGAACAATTTTCAGATGCAAAGAAAAAAGGCAAGAAAACTTTTACATCAACTAGAGATGACAAGACTAAAGGTAAATTAGAATATTCTACGAAGACAGCAGCAGAAGTTAAAGCAGCTAAGAAAAGAATGTCTAATAGAGAAAGAGCTCGTGTTGGAGATACTAGTAAACAACTTTCTGAAAAAGGCGCAGCTTTTAAACTTGCTAGAAAATCTGGTAAAAAAGAATTCACACATAAAGGTAAAAAATATTCAACACTTTTAAAAGGTGAAAAACCAAATAAAATAATGCCTGAACTATCTGGCAAAACTTCTAAGAAAATTAAAAAATTTGTAGGTGCATAATGGCTAAACTTTGTGCAAAAGGAAAAGCTGCAGCTAAAAGAAAATTTAAAGTATATCCGTCAGCATATGCAAATATGTATGCATCAGGAGTTTGTTCAGGTAAAATAACACCTGGTGGAAAGAAAAGAAAAAAGATGATGGGTGGTGGAAGAATGATGCCTGATAGAGTTATGTTAAAATCAGGTGGTATGTGTAAGCTTGCTTCAAAAGGAAAAGGGAGAGCTTACGGAAA